AAGCTGCAAAAGCTGGTTCTGTGCGGTAAGGCCCGCCTCACGGAAAGGCGCTTGAAGTTCAACTTGCTTGTTGAATATATCTTGCTGAACTTGTGCGCTACGATCAGCCGCCGCCGCTTGCGTCTTTGCGGCATTCTTCGCCCCGCTTGACGCGATAAGCGAACCGCCTATCGCTGCCGTTGCTCCGATTGCTGCTGCTACCGCCGACATTCTAGTGCACTCCTAACGCTTGGCGATAATCAACGGTTATTTCATCGCCGTTCATACCACCCTTGCATCCATAAATCACGCTTTTTGCAAGCAGATAAATATCGCCGTCATTTTCAAACATTTCAGCGTTTGGCGTAGGTGAATGATTGGTGAAACGGCCTGCAATAGTCCGCTTGCCCCCTATCCGCGCAGCCGCGATAAATTCGCCCGGCTTGTAATCGCCCGTCGCAAACAATCCGCGACCATGAATGTCAGACGGCCCCGTCGTGAACTTGTATTCACCAAACGGAAGCGAAACCATATCGCTTTCATCGGTCGAAATGCAGGCCACCTGCTGTTCCGTGAACCCGTATTCAGCGATAGCAAGGCGAAAATCTTTTCGCGCCGCCGTGTAGTCTGGTAAAAGGCGCTGCACACCAAGGAAGCCCGCGCTCTTCTCAAAAAGCTGGTCTTCAATCCTGCCAACGTCCGTTTCGTTCGTGGCGTAGATATTCTGCCAGCGCACCGTTTCGTGTATCTGTGCAATCTTGCGCCCTGGTTCCGCCACAAACGTCATGGGGGCCGTTAATTCCTCGCGCGTGCCATCCTCACGGATCAGCGTCAACCGACCTTCAAGCATCACGTTAAAGTGCGGTTCGCGGTGGTTGTGGCCGATAATATACGCCCCCGCAGGCATAACCACCTCACGGATATACACGCCCGGCCCGAAATGATGGCTAACAGGGCATTCAACCTGCTCCATCGTCAAGAAGGCGCTTTCCAGCAAGGCTACGTCATTGCTCAAGATACAGTCCTGCCCGATGCACGGATGTTGATTGACGAGGCCGTGCCTGCAATTGTGCTGATAAATGCGCCGACAGACAGATATTGGCCGACAAGCTCCGGGAATGTGTACGTCTCACTCGGCTGCAACGTCTTGGCTTTAACAATCAGATTGTCGCTGTCCGCCGTGTCCGATGCCGTGACCAGATTGACAGACAACGTTGCCGCCGTGCCGGAATAATTGGTCGCCGTGAATTTGTCGATGATCGTCAGAACGCCAGTTGACGTATATTGCGTTGTCTGGCTGTTTTCAGCCGTCTTGGCGGGGATCAATACGGTGTTGATAACAGACATTAGACAATCCCTGTGATGATACCGTTGATTACGGTAACGGTCTTTAGGTCAACGGTGGTGAATGTGCCACTTGCGCCCATAGGAGGCTCATAGCGCGGCGCGGTGTCCTGATAAGGTGACGCCTCGATAGAAGGCGGTAACACTACGTCAGCAACCGCCACAGGCGCGCTAGGTGGCAACGCCTCGGTATATTGCGCCAATGCGCCTAAAGCAGCCTCAACGCTCTCAATGGGCACTACAGGGGAGCGTTGGATGTCATCCAGTGAGACAACCGACGTTCCCGATCCTGTCAGGTTGTAAAGAGACAAGAAAAACAGATACCACTCACGCGAAACCGCGCCCGTCCGAGGGTCGAGAAACGCAACGCGGGGAGGTGTGATGTTTGTAATCATGACGCGGTGCCCGACACGACCAGTTCAGCGCCCATGATAGCAATTTTTACCGGGTCTGTACCTGAAATTTCGTAAACGCGGTCACGTAGCTTTAGCGTCGTCCCTAACCTGCGCCATATAACCCGCGTGCCAGTTTTGCCGATTGCGCCCATTGAACGGCTGTGTTCACTTGACCAAGTATGCCCGCCGTCATCCGACCAGCGTAGCACAACTTGTGGATCGCTGCCTTGTCCGGTGTTAAGCCCTACACCTGCCTGCACGTCGATCTGCAATGAATGGTTCACCGAACGCTTAAAATTTGTGGTTGGCAGTGCACGCCATGATCGAAGCCAGCGTTGTTCGTTTCCATTGTCAGAATACGTCAGTGGGTCCAGCGCGTAGATGTTGCCGTTTTCATAATCACCAACAATCGTGGTGCCACCAAAAGCGCACTGGTTATCCGCACGATGCCGCTCAAACGCTGTGCCACCCCAGTACGCCCGTTCATGCCAAGCGCCCGTAGCAGCGTCGAAAACCCACGACACACCGGCTTGCGGGAAGTTCAACTGATAGAAGCTATGCCCGTCCTGCTGATAGGTAAATGCCGTCGTTGCCGACAAGTCGCCATATTGCTGGATTTGCCATTCTACCGCATGGGTCGAGATACGCTGCCCGATGTAGCCCGCCGCACGATAAACCATACCGAAGCCGCGTGCGTCCTTGCCCAGCCAATAGATTTGGTTGTCCATCTTGGCGACAGAATACGGGGCCGCGCATCCAATCTCGTTAAACGCGCCTTGAATGCGTGTTAGTGGAAAGTCAGCCTGCCCGCTGTTATAGAACACTTCCGTGCTGGTCGTGCCAAAAGCCCACACTTCACGGTGGTCAACAATGATTGCGATCAATTGATCTGGCGAACCCTCCGCGCTGGCAAAATCCAGCGGGTCAACCGACGTTCCTTCCAGCAGGCTCGTCACCCATATCCTTTGGCTGTTAGGCTCATTGAACACAAAATAGCCGTCGATATAACCAACCTTGACAGCGCCAGCAAAATCAGGGTCGGTGATCTGCGCAAACACGCCCGTGGTTTCGTTGTAAATATAGCCGTCAGGATTGCAGGCAAAGAACAATTGCGTGCCATTGTCAGCAATAGACACAGGGCCGGTGCCGGTGACCGTTCCGATTAAGGTAGGCGTGCCGGTTGCTGTCGTCAGCCTGTAGACGCCGCTGCCAGACACCACATAGAATGCCGTACCTGTGGTATTCGCCCACGAGCCGCGAATAGGGTCTGCGCTGATAGCCTGAAGCAACCGCAAACCCGGCGCACGTTGCAGCCATGCCGCTTCTTTGCCACCTTCTGGGATGACTTCCGGGAATAGGTTAACCATCCGCGCGTCAGCCGCGTTAGGACTGCGTGCTTGGTAGGATGATCCTAATATCGGACTCTTCATAACGCCTTTACCATTGACGAAATGCGGGTTTTATCGCATGAAATCCCCATAGGAGAAAAATAATGGTGACCATAACCCGGCTCAAAGAAGTGCTTGATTGCGACCCTGAATTGGGAATTTTTCGTTGGAAAATTAAACCCAATCGCCGCATTATGGCGGGAAGTGTTGCGGGTAGTATTAATTGGAGTGGATACCAAGTTATTAGAATTGATCAGGTCACTTATCGTGCGCATCGCTTGATTTGGCTTTATGTTTTTGGTGAATGGCCCAAAAACGATATTGACCACATTAACGGAAACCGAGCAGATAATAGGCTGGGTAATTTGCGTGACGTCACGACCGCTGAGAATATTCAAAATCAAGTTACCGCGCATAAACGAAACCAGACAGGACGTCTTGGTGTTGCAAAGCAAGGAAATAGCTTTCGCGCACGCATTTGTACAAATGGTGTATCGCGCTATCTTGGATCGTATACGACCGCAGATGAGGCGGAAGCTGCCTACCGCGAAGCCAAGCGGGCGATGCATCCGACCAGCCGAATATAACATAGCGTTACCCATTGGCATTACTATACACGTTGTAACGCCCCGGTTGTCCCAAAATAGCATAAGGCATCGCCATTACATCAAGTGGGCTATTCTGGCGTTTCAGGTTACGCTTGGACGCAAGGGCAATGCGAACAACCGTTGGTGAGGGCTCCATGCCAAATTCAGGCGCAAGTTCGACCGCCAAGCTATAGCGGAATGCGCGCATATAGCCGGGCGGGAACACCAAATCTGTTGCCAGCGTTGCGGGCTGCGTCAATTCATCGACAGAGATAAAATGCCATTCCAGCGCCCTTGTCGGCACAGGATAAACAAACATCTCAATGTCGGGCATGTTCATGTTCAGCCACAGCAATTGCGGGAACGTGCTGGTTACCGTCTTGAGCGCAATGGCGTCATATTGCTGCTGATTGATAATCTTGATGCCGTAGCTAATGCCTGTGCCTGCATCGCGGTAATAGGTGCTATCATCCACAGCAACAGGGCGATTGCCAACAAAGTCGCCACTAGGGCCTAGTGTGCGGCTAATCTGTCCGGCGGGCCATGTGAACACCTGATCCTGTGTTGCAAACACTGCCAATCGTTCGGTTGACCAGCTATCAAGCATTTGGTTCATCGCTACAAGCGCGTCGTTTGACGTTTCGCTTGAAGGCGTTTCACCCTCGGCCAATACGCCGATAAGCCGCAATGAACTGTTGATGAGGTCGCCAGCGGTGGTCATTCGGAAGCACTCTTTGGTGGCCTGCCCCGACGCTTCACAGGGGCTAGAGCGTTGTCAATTACGACAGCCGGTGTTTCCGTAGCAGTACTATAGCGCGTCCAGCCGGAAAGGCTATCATATTCCACCTCTTGCTCAGAGGTTGCCACCTTAGCGCCGTGGACAGGGTGAACTAGAACAATAGCCGCCATATAAACTCCTACAGGTTTGGGGGGCCGAAGCCCCCCGCGCCATTAGCCGTAACGATAGACCGTGTAAGTCGCCGTACCCGTCTTACGGAAACGAAACACCTGCGCGGTGCCTGCCGTGGCAACAACAGTGGCAAGACCAACGATAGTAATGCCGGTGCCCGCCGTCAAGGTGATGACGCCCAAAGACGAACCATCAACGTTGATGATGCAAAGATCAAACGTCGTGCCAATTTTTGCGTTGGTCAACGCAGCGTCGATCTGCGCGCCGGTAGGGGTGGTGTAGGCTGCTGCCGAAGTACCCGGCGAACCAAGGAGAATGCCGCTCAAAAGCTGTGCGACAGCCAGGGTTGCAGTTACAGTTGCGGTGGCAGGAGCGGCCATCTTGCCGACAACGATCTCGTTAAGATTGCCGTCATTTGGCTGATAACCGCCGCCGATTGATGCGAGTGCCATGATAAATCACCTTTCAAGAAATGGGGCAGGCCGAAACCCGCCCCGAATTGTTAGCCCCACATGCGGGTTGCGGCCTGAGGACGGATAGCCGCCGAACCGAACAACACGTCGATACGGCAAGGCATACGGTCATTGTTGATGTCGTACTGGCGAACAATACGCATCGAAATACCGTTGTGGGTCTGGCGCGAGGCCATATCCACGCCCTGTGGCATCAGCAAGTCGGCGCTGGCGAAGGTGAAGGCGTTCTTGTTGTAGATGAGGTTCTGCGGGTAAGCCGTAGATGCCGCACCAACAAACACGACAGCCGCGCCCGAAAGTGGCAGCGCATCCACAGTCGCAAGGGCAGTGCCAGCCGAATAGATTGGCGCAACAGTGATCGTGCCTGCACCCGAACCATTCAGCGTGACATCAGCCAACGCAACGAACTGGAACAGCGAGCCAGTCGTTTCACGCGTCTGCGGGTTAACGGCATTGGTTGCCGCAACCGTGAACACGTCACCGAACTTGACCGTTGCACCATTCCCAGCGCCAGTGATCGAGATGGTGGTTGCGCCTTCAGTGGTCACCGATGCCGACAGCGTGCCGCCAGTGGCTGAACGCGAACCCGTGGTGAACACCTTGACCGACTGCGACATGTTGATCTCGTCAAGACCAAGAATGCCTTCGCCCATCAAGCCAGACTTGAACTGCTTTGCAATCGTGCCGGTTGGATTGAACAGGCCCTTCATGCCTTCCACAAGCCCAGCATTTGCAGCAGGGTTGACGGTGGCATAACGCTCACCCATTGGCACGGCAAATTCGTTCAGCTTCTGGTTGCCAGCAAGCAGAACTGCCGAGGTTGCAGGGGTCGTGCCCGGCGTGCCGACGGTGTTGCCGACATACTTGAACACGTTGTCGTAAACAGCCTGATCAACCGACGATGCAAGCTGCGAAACGCGAGGCTTCAGGATGCGTTCGGCGAAGTCATCCAACTGCATCGTCAATTCAGCAGTGGTGAAGTTCAGGCCGATGTGCTTCTGGCTGTCAACCGTCAGGGTGGTGAACTGTTCGTTCTGGTCCTGCACCTGAAGTGCAGCGCCATCAGTCACAAGCGCACGGTCAGGCAGGCGAATGCGAAGGGTGGAGCCGATCTTAGCACCTTCCTGCGCAAAGCTGTCATCGTACTGGCGATTGATGTTGCGGGTCAGCGTCAGGCTATTCTCGAAAATTTCGAGTGCCTTCCGCGTGATCATGTCGATAGTGAGAATTGAGTTCGAAATAAATAATTCCTTTCAAGCGGTTAGCCGCCTGCGCGCTTCAACTGCCTTGCCCGTTCCGCTGCGATCCATTCCGATGTTGACATAGTTTTAAGGCTACGCGGATCGGTGGTATCGTAGACAGGCGCACCTGAAGTGCGGGCAGTGACAGGGGAAAGCGGGGCAGGCGCGGTGGTTGTTTTCCGTGCCGGTGGGGTCGTCACCAAAGTGGCTTCGATCCTGCCGAGTTCCTTTGCCTGCAAGAAGGGGGCAAGTCGGGAGATACGTTCCGCTTCCTTCGGATTGCTGCCGAGATGATAAATTAAATCGGGGCCAATATCCGAAGCTTGGATAACCTGCGCCATTTCGCTCGTGACTTTTAGCGTTGGATTGTATGCGACCTGTTCAAAGTCATCATACTTTTCCCGCGCCTGTTCTTCACGGTCGTGATAGGCGTCCAAAGCGGTTTGCTGCGCGCGGGTTTGTTCCCGTTTTGCCAGCAATTCCTCAGCTTTACGTTCGGCTAGTGCATCTACATAAGCCTCGGTTGAATCGAAGTCGTCCGAATAAATCTCACCCTTAGGGGCTTCCGGAGCCTTCGCTTCACGTTCCCACTTGCGCTGCTCTCTTGCGAGACGCTTGCCGACAATCGCGTCAAGCTCTTCTTGTGTGAAGGTCTTGACCGCCTCGACATTCGTTTCCGGCGCTTCAGGTTCTGCGATTGCCTGATCTGCCGTAAGATCAAGAACCGGCGCGGTTACTTCCGCTTCAAAAGTTTCGTCGTCCATTTTTAACCCTCACAGGTTCCCGATGTGCCTCACCGGTACGGTATCAACTGATATTGCAAGGCTTTGCAAGCACCGTGCCACCAGCAGAAAGCTGAATTGCAGAGACGCGCCACCTTGCGCCAGTGCCCTGCGGAACCTTAAAAACAACAGGCGTATTGGCGGGCAATGGCATACCGACCGAAGCCGTGGCCGTGACGCTTTCACCCACAACCACAACAGCGTCGGTCGTTGACCAGATAGCCACGCCCTGCGGGCCAGCGGGCCAGCCGGTGGTTGAACCAGCGGTTCCGGTATAAGCGACGCTCTGCAAAGCAAACTGCGCGCCTTCAAGCGGGTTAAAGATGTCCATTTACGTCTTCCTCAGGCTGCGCAACAGGTGCGGGCAGTTGTTCCATTATGGGTTGTTCGGGTGGTGCCATTGGCTGTTCAGGGGCCATTGCAGGCGCTTCCATAGGCATTGCAGGCATTGCGTCTGGTAGCGGCGGCATATCGGCGTTCATGCTGTCCAACATACCCAGCACAATATCCTGCACCTGTTCGGCGGTTAGGCTTTCCTTGACCGTATCAAGGCGTTTTGTGTTCGCGTTGAAGGCGTCAACCTCTGCCTTGTATTCCTTGATGTCGAGTTCACGCTGTGCGGCGCTATCTTGGATGTTCTCCATGATCGTCGTCACTTGCGTAAGCTCCTGCGTCAGGGCTTGGATTTGCTGCTTGGCCGCTGCAAGTTCAGGCGTCATTTCGTCAGTCGCAAGAACCTTCGGATCAAGAATTTTCTTGAACCGGTCGGCCATTTCCTGCGCTCCTGGCCAATCCATGTTCTTAATGAACAAGTCGCCAGCAACCGACCACAGTTGCGGATTGCTTTGCAGGATGGTGGACATAGCCTCCAATGCCTCTTGGCGCTTAGTCATGTAACCGGGGCCGGTCGTGACCATAACGTCATAGGTGCCGACAGTCGGGTTGTAGATTTTCTTGATCAACCCACCATTAGGATCGCGGACTTCCTTAACCGCTTCCTCTTGGTTCGGATCAAGTTCAACCATATCCACTTCGCCATCAAGCCCAACAATGCGGGCGATGCGCTGCGTGTCGTAAATCTTAGGGATCATATCAACAAGCTGGCGAGTGATATGCCGGATAGCCCGCGCAAGGTTGTCAACGTAATGATACGTGCCAACGTCGCCTTGACGTTCGCGCGCCAAGATAGCCTTGCCCGACTTTTCATTGCCAGCCATACCAAGGCTTGCATCGTATTGGCCGGTCGTGCCCTTAATGTCGTCAGCCGCACCCATCTTGGCTTGGATCAATCCAGCCTGCGGCAGTGGCGGAGGCGCACGGTGCGGCAGTGGCAGGGAATTACCCGCCATATCCGTTACGTCAGGGTTAACCTCAAGATATGGCCAGTTTGTGGTGTTGGCCGTCTTCCATTGCTGTTCGTAACCCTCGAACTGCCCGCCGTAACCGATGAACGGAGCCTTAGGCGCAAGGGCAAGCATCTCAGCTTCTTGGCTTACCCAGTAGTTATACATGCGCTGTGCGTCTTTGGCGTTGCGCACAAGGCCGCTGATGTAGATTTGCCCGTCGACCTCGAACTCATTGCCGACCACGCGAACGACAGGGATATACTTCCCGGCCCATTCGCGCTTTTCGAGCACCTCATAGCCGTTAGTCTTGATCCACATGACCTTTTTGCGGACAACCGAACGGCTGTTAACAGGCTTGCCAAACTGTTCCGCAAACGCTTTGTCCTCGCGGGTGCCAGCAAAAGCCGTCATGTTCCCAGCGAAAAGGTTCAGCGTTTCGGTCTTGTTTTCGTAATAGAAATATTCGGCAATGCTGATTGTCTTGTTGTTCAACCAGCTGCTCAAACCTTCATCGCCGACGCCTTGCGCCATGATCGTGCTGATCGGCTGCGCGTCGGGAAAGTTCAGTTCGTATTCTTCAAGCGGTATATCCTCGCGGATAAAGCACCACTCAGCGTCAGCGCCACAAGGGTCTTGAATTGTCGGGTCCATATAGACCGAGAACGAGTTACGAATACGCCCGATCTTCAAGTCCTGGTCGAAACTGTCATCGCGGCAGTATTCCGTCAGGATGCGAATATAGCCTTCGCCATAGGTCACCTGATTGTCGCAGGCGGTATCGTAAGCAACGTCAGCGTCGGAGATATACTCGATGTGCCGAACGATGCCGTCGAATATCTCAGCAACCGCCACATCGCCCTTGTCGTCGGCAGGGATGACCTTGCCCGATGGACGGTTTTGCCGCTGGTCGTTTGTGACCTGCAATACATGCTGCGGTAGCTTGTTGATGGTCAGGCAGGGCCGAGCGTTGATTGTCTGGCCTTGCACTGATCCGCGCGTTGATAGCACATCAGCAGGCCATTGCCATTGGTTGTCGGGTGAGCCTGCACGAAAGCGCAGGTCGTCTAGCTCGTCTTCCCGACTATCGCTATACGCGCCCATCGCCATGGTGAGGCGGGCACGCATTGTGTTAAGCGTTTTGTCGTCACTCACTAGCGCAAACCCTCGGTCCTACTGTCATCACGACGTTGGCGGACTACGTTAACACGCGATTTAGCATTATGCAAGGGTTGCTGCGGGCTGGCAGGATTCGAACCTGCGGGGGGACGTATCTAGAAAGTCTTCCCTCTGCTTGCGACAGCGCCTTAAACCACTCAGCCACAGCGCCGCAGCCTAAACGCCATAACACCAACTACGCACCGAGCCAACTTGAATTAGCGCCGCGGCTATCAACAACGCGCGGGCGCTT